ACAAATGAAGAATATATATATCAAGCATTTGAAATATTTAAACAAGAAGGTGTTGATATAATGGCACATACTGGTGATGTTACAGAAGGTATGAGTAATAGACCGGGGCATATTTATGAATTATCTTCAGTAGGTTATGCTAAACAAAAAGAATATGCAATAAATGTATTAAAAGAATGTCCAGTGCCAGCATATTATATTGATGGAAATCATGACAGGTGGTATATAAAAGGCTCTGGAGCAATTATTGTGCAGGATATATGTGATGCAATTCCAAATGCTACGTTTTTAGGGCATGATCAAGGTGATATTTTATTAAATGGAGCAATTATACAATTGTGGCATGGTGAAGACGGAAATTCATATGCAACAAGTTATAGAATACAAAAAATTGTGGAAAGTTTGACTGGTGGAAATAAACCAAATGTTTTATTTTTAGGCCATACTCATAAGCAAGCTTATATTTTTGAAAGAAATATACATTGTGTATCAGCAGGTAGTATGCAAGCACAAACTCCATGGATGCGTGGTAAAAGAATAGCAGCTCATACTGGATTTTCAATTGTAGATTTATATATAGGTAAAAAAGGAATAACAAGATTTAAAATTGAATGGTTTCCATTCTATGTGTAGGAGATAAAGATGGCTGAATTACTATTATTATTTGCAAATGAAGATAATATAGATACTTCATTAACATATATATCAAAAAATTATGCAATATTATATAATAAGATATTTGTTTTTCAGCATAATGAAGTTGAGAAAGAAAATAATTATTTTATAACTTTTAATATTGATATACATAATTCAAATGCAGAGTTGTATAATAAAAATATTATTAGAGTGCATAGAAAAAAGCAAACTAATACAATTTATACAATTAATGCAATGAATGAATTGATAAAGACACTTAATAATGGTGAATTAGATAAAAATTTTCAAATAAATTGGAATAAATATTTCAATAGTTTGATTTTATATAAAAATAATGAATTAAAAATTATTTCATTAAAATTGAAAAAAGTATTTGAAATTTAAGAAAAAAATTGTATATTAAATAAAAAATTGAAAAATGAAAGATAAGGAATTGCAAATTAGACCAACATTGCGAGGAATTATGTCTGGAAAGGAATATACTAAAAAAAGTGATTTAACAATAAGAGAGATTAAAGAATATTATCCGTCTATTTCTTTGAATGGTGATCCATGGTTATTAGCATTATATGAAGATATTTATAATCAGCAGTTGATAACAGAATTTACAACTCAAACAATAAAAGATTCAAAAACTCGGCAACAATTAGTAGATAGATTTTATGATAAATTTGAACAGTGCTTTATTCATTATAATGGTGAAGATGGATTTTGGATAAAATTTTTATTTAAACATTATAAGTATATTCAAGAGATTAATAAATTTATGGATTCATATGGCTGGAAAGCTACATATATTGTAAATGAAAAGCAGCCTTATAATGATGATTTTAAAAAAATAATAGCTGGTAATAGTACTTATTTATTAATAAATTATTTACCTAAATTTGATAATGAAATTGATGTTAGAAGATATGATTATATTTATCATGTTACTCCGGATATAGCAATTAAAAAAATTGAAGAAATTGGTTTAACGCCAAAAAATAAATCAAAATTATCAAATAATCCTGAAAGAATATATTTTTTATTACCAACAAACGATGAGGCAATTAAAAAAACTATTGGTACATTAAATAGTAAGATGGATTCAAAGCGTAAAAAACTTATAAAGCATTGGTATGTCTTACGGATAGATATACATAGTTTACCAAAGGCTATGAAATTTTATAATGATCCAATGTTTGAAATAGGTGACGGAGCAGTATGGACTTATCAAAATATTCCACCTGTGTTTATCAGAAAAATAAAAAGAATACCGGTTTAAATTTTTGAATTAAAAGAAAATATATTAAATAAAATTAAAACAAATTAGATTTAAATGATTAATCTATATTGATTAATTAAATAAATAAATAACAAATAAATAAATATTAATAATTAAAATTAAATGGAGGTTAATTATGGCTTTAGATTTAAGCAAAATTAAGAAAAAGTTAGCTCAACTTCAAACGAGCACAAACAAATCGGCATACATTTGGAAACCGCCGGTCGGAAAAACAGTTATAAGAATTGTACCTTATCAATATGATAAAGATAATTGCTTTATTGAGTTATATTTTCATTATAACATCAGTAAAAAAAATCCATTATCACTTGATACCTTTCATGAAGATGATCCAATTGTAGAATTTTCTGAAAAATTAAAAAATACAGGAGATACTAATGATTGGAAACTTGGTAAAAAATTGGAACCAAAATTGAGAACTTATGTTCCAATTATTGTACGTGGTAAAGAAAAAGAAGGTGTTAAATATTGGGGTTTTGGTAAAGAATTGTATAAAGAAATTTTGAATTTTATTACTGACCCTGATTATGGTGATATTACTGACTTAGAAAAAGGTCGTGATGTTACTGTAGAATTTATATCTGCAAAAGATGCAGGTAATAATTACGGAGAACTTTCTATTAGAGTAAAACCTAATGTAAGCCCAGCAACAACTGATTCATCAGTATTAGAAATGATTAATGACAAGCAGGTTAATATTTTTGATGTCTATAAAAAACCTACATATGCAGAATTGGAAGATATTCTTGCAGCATGGTTACAACCTGAAAATGCAGATTCTCAAGAAACTGAAGCAACTGAAGAATCAACTGAAGCTGAAGCAGAAGAAGCAGATGTTGAAGAAAGTGTTGAAGAAAAAGAAAAAGTTGACGCAGTAGTTCCAGAAAAAATTGCTCAAAAGGCAAAAGTTGAAACAAAATTACCTGAAAAGCCAAAAGTAGATCCAAAAAATGTTAGCAATGTCGGTGCAGCATTTAAAGAATTATTTCCTGATTAAGAAATATTATTATGGCAAAAGCAAAGAAAAAAGAAGAATTGTCGGACACACCTACGGTGTCCGGCAATCAAGATATGTTAGCCAGTATTCTTGCAGATTCTTTAAATAAAACATTTAAAGACTATGATAAAGTGGCTTATTCTTTAGACGGATCAGAAGAAACTCCAACAGATTTGACCGATTGGGTTTCTACTGGATCACCTACATTAGATTTAGCATTGAGTAACAGACCAAATGGTGGTTATCCGGTTGGAAGAATTTTGGAGATAGTTGGTTGGGAGGCATGTGTAACTGAAGATACAATTGTTGAAATAATAATAGAGGATTAACCGTAAAAAAATATTATTCATACTATTTATATACTGTTAAATAAAAATAAATAGTATGAATAATATTAAATTGCATTCTGGGTATAGTAAAAATGAATTTATAGAATCTGAAGAAAATATAATGAAATTAAAAGCATTATATTTAGAAGAAAATAAAACTATAGATGAAATAGGCGAATTTTTTAATATAAAAGGATATACATTAAAGAACTATCTTATTAAATATAAAATTATACCATGTGTTCTTAGATCACCAATTAAAATTAAAATTCGAGAATTATTGGAGCAAAATTATGAATATGAATATATTGCAAATTTATTAAATGTAGATAGGAGTAAAGTAAAAAGGGTTGCTAAATTAATTGGTGTACATGATTATGAAAAGGAATGGGAGAAAAAAAGTAGAGATACAAGTAAATCAGCTAAATTAACTAAAGAAGAAAAAATTATTAATACACTTAATAAATATAGTGAATTAATTATTGAAATTATTAATAATGGATTCAGTAGGCAAGAAATTTTTAAATATATTCCAAATGTAACTGGATTGCATATAAATGAATGCTTAAAACGATTGGGTTTATATGATAAATGGAAAGAAAATGTTATTATACTTAGAAGAAAGCAAAATGTAATAAATTCTAAAAAAGCAGCTAAAATAAAATCAGGAAAAGCAGGAACTGGTGAATTAAATAAGCCAATAACTGAAGAAATGATAATTGAATTTAAAAAATATGTAGATTTAGACTTATACCATTCGGATGCATGCAGATTGTTTCATACTAAATTTAAAACAAGCGCCAGATTTAATGATTTGGAAGAGCAATACGGTAAATTAAAAAGGAAACCAGCAAAATTTCAATGTGGTGATTTAAATCCCATGTTTTCAAAATCACCCGGTGATAATAGTGGTAGTGGAATAAGTGGGCATATAATTTTAAATGGTAAAAAAATTATTTTTAGAAGCACATTAGAATTAAGAATTTATTTATATTTATTTGATAACAATATTGAATTTAATTTGTCAAATCATAAAATAAAATATATTGATGAAAATGGAAGGCAAAGTAATTATCATCCAGATATTGTGATTAATGAAACAATTTATGAAATAAAACCAAAGGCATTAATTAAATATCCACGAAATGTATTAAAATTTGCAGCATTGACAGAATATTGTTTAAAATATAATTTAAAATGTGAATATATTACATATGAAACATTTGATATATTAAAATATAATAAGGAGTATATCTTGAATTTAGTTCAAAAAAATTGTATATTATTTAGTGAGAAAAATTTTGAAAGATTTAAAAGAATAAAACTATGACAAAAAAAGTTAAAATTTCTGAAATTAAGGATTTATTAAATTCAGGAAAAAAAGTTAAGATTAAAACGATAAATAATGAATATGCTGATGTAACAGATTATATTGATAAAGGTATTTTAGATACATATAAGGTTACTCTTATAAATGAATATAGCACAAATGTTTCAATGAAGCATGAATTTTTTACAGACGTTGGATGGTTAAATACAAGTAAGATAATGCCAAATAAGCATAAAATTTTGTGTGAGGATAATAAATTTTATACGGTTAAATCTATTGAAAATATAGGCAAGCATAAAATTGTTGATATTACTGTCAATCATGATGAACATTGTTATTTTGGAAATGGTATGCTACACCATAATAGTGGAAAATCTTTATTAGCAAGCCATGCACTTGCAGAAACTCAAAAATTGGGTGGCTTAGCTACATATATTGATACTGAAAATGCTTTAAATGTTGAATTTTTACAAGCCATGGAGTAGATGTTTCAAAAGAAAAATTTGTTTATGTTCAATTGGAAACAGTTGAAGAAATTTTTGAAGCTATTGAAAATATTATAACAAAGATACGTGCGTCAAATAAAAAACGTTTGGTAACTATTGTTGTAGATTCAGTAGCTGGGGCATCAACAAAAGCAGAAATTGAAGGTGATTATGATAAGGATGGTTGGTCTACAGGTAAAGCAATTATTATATCTAAGGCAATGCGTAAGATTACTAATTTAATTGGTAAAGAAAGAATATTAGTGATTTTTACGAATCAATTACGTCAAAAATTAGGAGTAACCTTTGGAGATGCAAGCACGACAAGTGGTGGAAAGGCTTTAGCTTTCCATTGTAGCGGGAGGTTGCAGGCATCACAAGTTGGAAAAATTAAAGGTAAGATAAATGATGTTGAGCAAGTTATTGGAATTAGGACAAAAGTAAAAATAATCAAAAGTAGAATGGGTCCTCCACATAGGAGTGCTGAATTTGATATTTATTTTGATAGAGGAATTGATAATGAAGCTGAAATTCTTGATGAATTAGAAAAATATAAGAAGATAGAAAAAGTTGGGTTATCATATGTTTGGGCAGATAAAGAAACTGGTGAACTTATTAAATTCAGAAAGAAAGATTATAAACAAACTTTGATTAAATATCCAAATATGTATGATCAAATGTATAAAGTCATATGTGATTGTGTAATTATGAAATACAGAAAACAAGGTGAAACTGCAACATCAGAAGAGATTGAATCATCTGTTGATACCGGTGATGTAGAAAATGAATAGTTAATATTTAATAAAAAGCATTCCTATATTTATCAAATTTTAAGATTTGTATGGGAATGCTTATATCAAAAAATTAAAAATATGAGTGAAAATCAGTATGATTATGTTCATCCAAAACATTATAAAAATTATTCTGTAGAAGTTATCGATATGTTTGAAAGAATATATGGAAAAAAAGAAGCAGCATTATGGTGTGAAATGACAGCATTAAAATATAGGATGAGAATGGGTACAAAACCCGAACAGTCCGTTGAATTAGATCTTGAAAAGGAAAAATGGTATTTAAATAAGGCTAACGAATTAAGAAATGGAATCTAAAATAGACAAGAAAAAGTATTTTGGTTTATTTAATAAATTAAAAGAAGATACGATTCCTGAAAATAATATAAAAAAGATTTTTATTGTGGATGGATTGAATTTATTTATAAGAAATTATACAGTAAATCCAATTGTAAATGATGATGGTATTCATGTTGGTGGAATTATTGGATTTATTATTTCATTAGTAAACGCAATGAAATTAATCAAACCACATGAAATTATTATTGTATTTGATGGCAAGGGTGGTTCTGTTAAACGTAGAGCATTATATCCTGATTATAAAGCAAATAGGAGATCTAAAAGAATTTTAAGAAAGGATATAAATACAACTCAAGAAGAAGATGAAAAATGTCAACAACGACAAATAGGTAGATTACTTGATTATTTAGAAATTTTGCCTGTTAGTATTGTTTGCGTAGATAATATAGAAGCAGATGATTCAATTGCACATTTAGTTACAAATGTATATAATCATGAAAACGAAAGATGTTATATAATGTCAACGGATTGTGATTTTTTACAACTTGTTAATGATAATGTACGAATTTGGAGTCCTATTAAAAAAGCAATGTTTGACAAAGAAAAAATTAAAGAAACATATCAAATAAATTCAAATAATTTTTTATTGTATAGAATATTAACTGGTGATAGTTCTGATAATATTCCAGGAATACCTGGAATAGGTATTAAAACATTAATAAAATTATATCCTGAATTAATAGAAGAAAATAAATATAATGTTGATTATATTATAAGTAAAGCTGAAGAAAATGAGAATGTTGCAAAGGCATTTAAAAGCATTAAAGAAAATGCAGAGCAAATTAGATTAAATGAAAAATTAATGCAATTAAATGATGTAGATATATCAGCACATTCAAAAAGTGCAATTGAAAATCATTTAAAAAATTCAAATAAAAAACTTGATAAAATTCAGTTTTTAAAATATTTAGTTGAAGATAAAATTACATTAAATAAAATTCCAGATGTAAATTTGTGGATTCATAGTACATTTTCAAAATTAGAATATTATACTAATCAAGGTTAAGAAATATTCAAATATTTTTGTATATTATAAGAAAAAGAAGGATTAATAAATAATGACTACGAATTTAAATTCATACGGATATAATTTTCAAATAAAAGTATTAGCATCATTATTATCTGATAAAATTTTTTACAGAAGAATAACTGATATATTAAAAGAAGAATATTTTGAATCTGATGCTAATAGGTTCATATTTAAAGTTATTAAAGAAACTTATGAAAAATATTCAATTCCGCCATCTAAGGATATATTTAAAATTTATGTACAGAATATAGAAAGTGATGATGTTTTAAAATTAAATGTTATTGATCATTTAAAAGAAGTAATCCAATTTGTTGGTGAGCCAGATCTCGATGCAATAAAAGATGAGATTTTAAAATTTTATAAAAATC